ACCACCTTATCAAAATGATCGACATTTAAATTCTGTGCTTGCCATGCTTTTTTAATCTCTATCAACTCTTCAGCTGTTGGTGGTGGTGGTGCATTTTTATTTAGTTCTTTAAATGATATTGAATTAGTCCTGGTGTTTCTTTCGTCACCTCGACAAGTCATGCATAAACATGGCTTTATTCTTTTCCTGGAGCTTTTCTTCAACTCAACTCCGCAGCCGTAACATAGATCAAAGTCTTTAATTATCATTATATCCATCCTATTTTAGTTTCTTCATATTTGCCTCGCTCCCAAACAAACCAGGCATAGGCAGTTGTGCCTGATCCATTTACTTCCTGATCACCACGCCAAATTGTCAGGCGTTTACTAAACACCCAGATACGAGCTGGTGGGAAATTTTGATATAATCTTTTATGCCTGGCTATGCCTTCAAGGAATGATAGACGTAACAACCAGGCGTGTTTGTGTACACCTAGTGTAATGGCATGATGTATGAACTCTGTAGCTAACTTATATGGTGGATTAGTAACTATTGAATCCGCTAATCGCTGTGACTCCAGCAAGAAATCAACACCTGATTTACCATAACTATAATCATTCAAATCTGTGCTTATCGATCTAAATCCCCATTCATCTAATAACTTTGATATGGCTCCATCACCGCAAGCTGGCTCCCAGACCTCATGACCAAAACCTTCTACATCTAATAAAGCTTTTGTTGCAGCTGGCGGTGTTGGATACCAGTCATCCTTCTGCCTACTCATAAACCTAAATCCTTTAAGCTTAATAAATGGTCATCACTATGCAAATCTTCCCAGTCATTGTTTCTCCTGGGTAACGCCCTATTTTGTTTTGGTGCAGCTGGCTTGGGTTCCTCTGATTTTGTTGTGACTGGAGCAGCAGATAGTTTGTTAAATTCATGCTGCATAATTTCTAAGGTAAAAAATCCTTGCTTGCATTTAGTGCAATACCTTCTGCGCCTGACCATATTGTTATCAGCTTTACGACTGTCTTTTACTTGAGTTGGACGTTTACATTTAAAGCAGTTCATTATCCCCCCAATGCAGCTGTATGCTGCTCAATCAATCTGGTGTTAGCTGTTTCTTTCAGTTCAATTAAATTGCTTAGAAAAGCTTTTACTTTGGCTAATGAGTTTAATGTGGCTACAGCTGCACCAGTTGCTAGCAGTTCTTCTTGTACTTCTTTTTGAGCTGGTGATGTTCTGCCGCCTTTAGGTTTTTTTAATTCAATAAATATTGCGCATGGAACACCTGACCAGAAATACCTGGTGGGAACAAACAAACATAAATCTGGGAAACCAGTTTTCATTCCCAAGGTTTTTAATTTAACATTATATGATATGTGCCTCTTACCTTCATTAGGTGAATGATGATAGACAGCACCGTCAGGTAGGCTCGAATCAAACCACTTAATAACTAACTTTTGTAACTCAGCTTCAGTCACGCCTAAAATAAAAATCATTAGGCGTCACAGCACTTTGGGTGCGCTCAATGATCAAGTCCATGTTCTTTGCAGACGGCGTTTGTGACTGCGGATGCGCTCTAGGCAAGCACCAGCGCCTAGCCATTGTTGCCTGGTCAAACCCTAACAACTTAGCTAATGCTAAATAAGTCAATTTCTTTTCTTGTCTGTATTGGTCAAGTGTCATGACGTTATTATTAGTTAAAGTGACTTATAAAGTAAAGCTAATTATTTAATTTGACATATGTGACTTTTGAGGTCATTACTTATAGATATTTTAATCACATAGGATTACTTAATAATGAACTTATTACGCTATATATGGCAAACTGGACGTCAGGCTACTAGATATTGTAGTTTTATTGACAGTAGAAATACGTTTCGATTCGCCAAACTTAAATACAAAAAAGAAAGTTATATGTTTGGTTTATCAAATTTAAAAGCCTGGGATAATCCACCGCTTGCTCCACCTAACCATTAATTTAAGTGCGGCATTTGAGAGATGTTGCCATAAGATGAGGAAAATAATATTATGAATTTATCGTTAAAAAGAGTTGAACTTAAGGAAGGGGCATTTAAAATGCCAAATAATTTAGAATATATGATAGATAAAAGCGGCATGATGCGGAAAGATGTTGCTGAAAGAATGGGCATACGTCCTGAGACTGTATCACGCCATGTTAATGGTGGGCTGCAATTCAGCATTGCCCAAGCTGAACAATATGCAATGATACTAGGCTGCAAGCCTCAAGATATTTTGTTTGCTCAGTCAGCAGTTTCATTATTTGGAACACTTGATGATGACATTGTTACGCCGTGCGATCCAACTGAAGGAGAGGTATCTTACTTTGTGCCTTTTCCAGTAGAAGAAGATAGAGTGTTTGTTAAGGCAGCACATACAAGACCTAATAAAAAATGGGCTAATGATAGACTTTATACATTCAACAGCAGCTGTATTAAAAAACAAATTGTTGATGAAACAAGCTATATGAAACTATGCATATTTAAAGTTAAAGACAATAAAGAGTTACGCTTTGGTGTTGTTTATCCAGAGCCTGGCGGAACATATGCGGTTGGTCTTAATGGTGACAGTCATACAGACAGCGACCAAGGCGCAGCTCCAACTTTAATTCATACAGAGATAAAAAGAGGCTTGGATTTGAGATGGTGTACACCAATTTTAACTTGTTTAATGCAGCCTGAGATGATTGGTGTTGTTCAAAAAGATCACTAGAGATGATGCCAAGAATCATATCACTTGACTTTTAAAGTAACTTAATATTATTATCCCTCTATTACATATGGAGGGATAAGATGACATTTCCAACAACGCCCAGCTGGGCATCAACTAAAAACTATTTGTGGCATAGCAATCCAGAATCAAGACCTATCTGCCGCACTTATTTTGACAAATGCTACATAAGACCAAAGGTTAATTATTGTTACCAGGTACTTAAAGATGACCTAAAAGGTGACAAGGAATTAGCGTCACAACAAATTGATCTTTATAATAATGATGCTGCTAAAATGTTTGCTGGCAGAACCATCCAAGCTTTATGCGATGATTATCTATTAAATACTGAAGCTGACACAATTGAAGATGCTATTGGCGCTGGCGCTGATATGTTTATAGAATACAAGCCAAGAGACTGGGATGATGGCAAGGACGCTAAACAACATGAATTAAACCGTGATAGTTTTAGCTCTGTATTTAAAAATGCCATTGAAGGTATCCAGGATGCACAAAGCCAGCTAGGATTAAATCAGCTGACTGGTGAAAAAGAAATCATGGCTAGTATCCCTGGTTTATCTTTACCATTTAATGGACGCCCTGATTACTCAGGATGCATCGAGCTTAAAACAACCTGGTCATCTGTAGCTAATACTAAATCAGGCAAAAGATCTGCATCATTACCAACTCAGCCTAGCTGGTCGCACTTGTGCCAGGTTAGTGGATATTGGTTCCATACACAACGCCCTCAAGCAATCGTGTATGCCAATGAATCTGCTTGCCGTGTCTTTACAGCAGAAAACTGTGACAAACTAACTGAAGAAGCTCTAACAGCTACCTTTAATTGGGTAGTGGCTAAATGCCGCATAAGAGAACATCAACTTAAATCAGCAGAAAGTGTGGACGATCTTATCAAAAATATTGAGCCAGATTTTGGTCATATGTGGGCATGGGATATTCATCCAGATGTACTTAAAGAAGCTAAACAACTATGGGGATTTGTACAATGAACAAGTTTTTAGATTTGCATATTAAAGCAGCTACACCAAAACAATCTTTAATTAAAATGTATACACACGAAATTATAAACACAATTGCATTCTTAATGTTTACAGCAACAATGCTTTTTCTTTTAGTGGGGTGCGCATAATGAACCAACAAAATATGTTTGACGTTTTAAGCGTTCCAAAAAACCCAAGAGAATATAGGTTTGAAAAGTTTCATCAGAAATATCCAATTGTATATGATTTATGGGATAAGTTTACCAGAGAAGCTATCGACCGTGGCATGAGTAAAATTGGAGCTGCTTTAATTATGGAGCGCATCCGCTGGGAAACATCAATCAATATAAAAGACGCCAGACCTGATGGTAAAGCAGTAAAGATTAATGATCATTACAAGGCGTACTACTCCAGGTTATGGATGCTGAAGAATCCACAATATAGAAATTTATTTAACACTAGAAAGGTAGAGGGTGACAATGAGTGAGTTAAGCGCAGTAATGGCAGCTGTAAATGATTTAAATGAATCACACGGCGTAACACAAAGAGGCGGTAAAAAATATACTGAGGTTGCAAAAAGAGTTGAAGCTTTTAGAACACACTTTGGATTAAAATATGGAATTACTACAGACATTGTTATTGACGATGGCAACAGAGTTGTAATGAAAGCTAAAATATATGACCTGGCTAATCCAGCAACTTCTGTTGGTGAAGGGTTTGCTGAAGAGATAAGAGGCAGCAGTAATGTTAACAAAACATCAGCAATAGAAAATTGCGAGACAAGCGCTATAGGTAGAGCATTAGCCTCTTGCGGTTTACATGGCGGTCAATATGCTTCAGTCGATGAAATACATAAAGCTAAAACCAACGAAATAAATATTAATAACAATAACTTATCAGAAAATAATAAACAAGAATCTAAAGTTGACTGGACATTGTATATAGCTAAACAGCAAGAAGCTATTACAAGGATGAAAACTTTAACCGCCTTGTCTTCTTGGACAAACAATGAGGCAAAAAACCTGGAAAATTTAGCTGCTGCTGACAAGCCTAAATGGACTGCATTATTTAACTTTTGGTCAGCTAGAAATGAGGAAATAAAAAATGGCTAAGCCACAATTTAAAAATAGTTCAATGAGATTAAATACTGACATTGCAGTTACAGATAAAATTAGTATTAGCTTTTGGTTTAATATAGATGACCAGGCACTAGTTGAGCAGCTAGAGCGTTATTATGTCATGACTGGTAATAAACCTAACTTACAATACCAGCGCAAAGATGGTGATAGTTATACGACTGTTGCCAGCTCTAATCTGTTTATACCTGATGAAAGAGCAGCTGAGCTAAGAAATATTGCGCCAGCTCAAGCATCACAGCAAGTTGTATCTGAGGAAGCTGTTATACCACCAGAGCCGCAAGGTTTCCCAGAACAAATAGATTCAGTTAGCAATGAGTACTCAAGAGCTAAAGATGGAGATAGTTTTGCAAAATTCCCTGGATCAAATTAAACCTTTAAACACGCCTAAAGATACAGCGGTCATGTTATGGGGGCATTGGAATGATACGACAAGAAAGCGTATATATAGATGGATCCACAATGGCAATTTAAAGGCGCTGAGAGATGGTAAATCTTATTGGATACCACACAAAGAAATTACTAAATACTTGCTCCAGGAGGAATCTGAAGAGCCTGAGACTATAAGTATTGGTAATGGATGATTAAGGGGGCTAAGCCCCCTTTTTTATTAGCCA